TGTTCGGCTGTAACTGTTAACAACGCAAGCGCGGCTATCACTGCAAGCTTAACAGCGGCAGTTTCTGGTTATGACACAGTTATCGATGCCAGCGCGACAATTGCACTGCAAGGCGCGACTGTCAGCGTCGCTGAAGAATACGTGGAGACTGAGGGTTACCGCCCAGGTTACGGGTTGCGCACGTATGGCTCAAGCATATACGGACAAAATAATAGCACTGAGGAAGGCACGGCCGCTATTGGAATTGCCGCATCCATGTCGGTATCGGCGGCCAGAACACGAAACGTTACGGCTGCGACTAGCGCAACCGCAACAGTGACCGCCGCAAGTGTTTTCTCTCTTGTTGGAGCGGCAAACGTAACGCTTAGTTTAAATTTAACTGCCTCCATTGAGCGGATACGTCTAGCGTCGTCCACATCTACAATAGCTTTAACGATTGCAATAAGTGCGCGAGAGAAGTGGGAGCCAGTTCCACCGACGTCAGAAATTTGGACGCCAGTCACCTTTTCACGAGCCGCATAGAATTTTGGAGCTACAGCCAAAATGTGGCATAGTTTTTCCAACGAGCTACGCGCTTGTCTCCATGACATTGTTAGGAAGTAAGTGCGTGCAAAAACGTAACTAAGGAGTTTATTTATGCCAACTAACACAACAACTTATAGTTTTCAAAAACCCACCGTATCTGGAGATGCTGATGCCTGGGGTGGTTATTTAAATGCAAATTGGGACAAGACCGACGACCTTTTTGACGGTACAACGCCGGTAACAGGCATCGACATAAACTCAGGTTCAATTGATGGTACTGCTATTGGTGCAAACTCTGCGACTACTGGGGCTTTTACAACAGTTACGGTTACTGGAGATATACTTACAGTTTCAAACGCGGACCTTGATTTAGCGCCTAACGGAACGGGTAAAGTTGTTGTTCGAGGGAACACAAACTCAGCTAAGATTGTGCTAAACTGTGAGAACAACAGCCACGGTGTGACAGTGGCAAGCCCACCGCATAGCGCGAGCGCAACTTATGAGGTGGCACTGCCAAACGCGCTAGGCACTGTAAATGCAAGCGCAATCGTCACTGCCGATGCGAATGGCGATGTTTTGTTTCCTGATAATGAAAAGCTAAAGATGGGAACTGGTGGTGATTTAGAAGTTTACCATGACAGTACGCATTCCATTATCAAAGATGCAGGAACAGGAGACTTATGGATTGCAGGTGATAATGCTCTTAATGTAACTACAGCCGATTTTACAGAATACAAAGCAAGATTTGTAAAAGATGAGAGCGTCTATCTTTATTACGATAATTCTGAAAAGTTCAAAACAAGCGCAACTGGCGTAGACATAACAGGCGTTGCACTCACAGACGGCGTTACTGTAGATGGTACGCTTGATATTGAGGAAGTGTATGAAAAGGTAACCACCCAAACCTCTACAACTGGTACTGTTACATTTGACACAACTGCACAAGCGGTTGAATTTTACACTGCAAACCAAACCGCAAACAGAACAATAAATTTTAGTAATGTAAATGCAAACCTTGCAATAGGTCAGTCTGTGACCGCCGCAATATTGATGACGCAAGGTTCTTCAGCCTATTACCTAAATGTATATCAAATTGATGGTTCAGCAGTCACGCCAAAATGGGCAAATGATGCCGCCCCCAGTGGCGGTAATGCGAGTGGCATAGATAGTTACACCTTCACTATTATAAAAACTGCCGACGCAACATTCACAGTCTTGGCGTCACAAACCCAATACAAATAAGAGGTTGATATGACAATTTGGATGCCAAAAAACAAACCCTTGTACGCACCGATGATCGCGACAATGGGCGGAGGTTCTATCTCTGGTTTCAAAGGTTTAGCGCCAAAGATGATTTTGTCAGGTGAGCATATTTACACAACAACTGGAAACCACACTTTTACAGTCCCAGAAAATATGGATAAACTTTCTATTCTACTTATTGGCGCTGGCGGCGCTGGCACGGGGGGCGGAAATGGGAATGCTGGAAATGGTGGCGGAGGTGGCGCACTTTGTTACAAAAACGGTTTCAACACTTCTGCTGGAAGCACGTATTCGCTTGTAGTCGGGGTTGGTGAATCTGGCACTAGTTCAACGGGTGCATCTGGTCAGGCTAGTGTTTGGGGTCCAGATCAAAGTTATCAAATGATTGCAAACGGCGGCCAAGGAGATAATAAAGACGGAGGCACTCCGTCTGGCGATTACACCGCTGGTTATACGGGCGGTGAAGGCGGACAAAAATATAATACTGGCGCCAATAAATGGGGTGGCGGCGGAGGGGGCGCGGCCGGCTACTCGGCAAACGGTGGGCACGGAGGCCGTTATCAAAGTGGTGGTTATGCCGTGCCTGGAACTGGAACTGGCGGCGCGGCGTCTGGAGGTTACGCTGGATTTGGCTCGACAGGCGCGAATGGCGGCGGCGGCGTTGGCATACTCATAGGAAGAAGTTCTGGAACAGTTACGACTGGAACTTACGGGCTTGGTTTGGGTAACTCTGGGGGTACGAATGGAACGGGCTACTCACAATCAAATGGTGGAGCTGGCGGCCTTTATGGCGGCGGTGGAGGGGGCGCGACGGGCATGACCACTCAATCGAGTAGCCGTAATGGTGGTGACGGCGCAAACGGCGCGGTTCGCATACTTTGGTGGAGCGACTCCAACGGGGCGGCCGCTCGCAATTGGCCCGACACAAATGTTACGCAAGCTGACAGCGAGTTGGTGTATTTAAATAATGTGCTTCAGTAAAAAAGGGTAAAGATCATGGTTGATAACATAACTGTAGAGGCTGATAATTCCGTTTGGAAATTAATTGATGGGGAAGATAATCCCATATTAGTAACGGCGGCCCACGATCCAAATAACATGGTTTGTCTTGACAAAATTGAAGAGGAAGAAGACGCCGAAGGTGAAGGCGAATAATCATTATAAAATCTTTTTTTGTTACCAAATTTTTACAACTACCAGATACTATGTTAATTTGTAGTTGTAAGAATATCGTGAGGCGCGAATGGCACTTGTAGACTTAAAAATCCCTCCAGGCGTTTATCGAAATGGGACAGATCTACAAGGCGAAGGCCGATGGCGCGACGTTAATTTAGTTCGTTGGCATGACGGCCTAATGCGCCCCGTTGGCGGTTGGAGAACTAAATCGGCGACAGTTGCCGCAAGTAAGCTCAGGGGCATGCTATCCTGGACTGACAACAGCGCAAATCGATACATAGCCGCCGGGAGTTACAACAAGCTTTACGCCTACAACAACGCCGGCACCCAATACGACATTACCCCGTCGGGCTTGACTAGCGGACGCGAGGACGCGGCTGCGTTTACCGCTTACGGCTCTGGTATTTACGGTTCTTTAGGTTACGGCGTCGCCCGGCAAGATACGACAAACATCCAACCGGCCACAGTTTGGCATTTGCAACCTTGGGGCGAGCGATTGCTGGCGCAAAATGCAGACGATGGAAAAATTTACGAGTGGTCGCTGAATACTGGCACCCCGGCAGCTTTACTAAGCAACGCCCCGACTAATAACGAGGCTATCGTGGTCACTGCGGAGCGTTTTGTTTTTGCTCTTGGAGCTGGCGGCAACCCCCGAAAAGTGCAGTGGTCAGATCGCGAGGATAACAACACCTGGACGGCAGCCACAACAAATGAAGCCGGAGACTTAGAGTTAGCGACAGCCGGGACGATTATGGCCGGAGTAAACGTGCGTGGTGGCACTTTAATTTTGACTAGCAGAGACAGTTTTTATGCCGTCTATCAAGGGCCACCATATGTCTACGGCATAGAACGGGTTGGAACGGCTTCCGGCCTGGCGGCTCCATTGGCGTGCGTTGCCGTTGACCAGGGTGCCGTCTGGATGGGCGTCAACTCTTTCTTTGTTTACAACGGAAGCTCAGTGAGCGAGCTAAATAGCGAGGTTTCTGACTACGTTTTTACTGACATTAACAAGTCGCAAATCTCAAAAGTGTTTGGCGTCTCAAACAGCCTCTACAACGAGGTCTGGTGGTTCTACCCCAGCTCAGGTTCAACCGAGAATGACCGATATGTGGTATACAACTACTCAGAGAATACCTGGTACATTGGCGATTTAGATCGCACGGCTGGCGTGGATCGCGGCGCGTTTAGCCAGCCCATGCTGGCCGACGCAAGTGACAGACACATTTACGAGCACGAGGTGGGCTTTGAATACTCCGGGCTTACGCCTTTTGCTGAGACTGGGCCGTTTCGCATCGGCACCGGCGATAACGTGATAAGCGTAACTGAGTTGATACCTGACGAGAAAAACCAAGGCGACGTCAACGCAATATTTAAGTCAAGGTTTTATCCCAACGGCACCGAGAGGTCTTACGGCCCCTACTCCCTTACCAACCCCACGAGCGTGCGGTTCACCGGGAGGCAGTTACGTTTACGCGTCGAAGGGCAAAAGTTAACCGATTGGAGAGTGGGAATAAATCGAGTTAGCGCGGTGGCCGGAGGTCGAAGATGAGCTACGCAGCTCCAGAACCATACGGCGGAGATTGGAAGGATTGGGCGAAACGTTTAAACGTGTTTCTAAACAGAACGCAGTCGGCTTTAGTCCAGCAAACTGGCGGTGAAACTGCAACCGAAGATGGTTACTTGATGTTCAATCGTAGCACGGTCAAGCCAGTCATCAGTCAATCCGGCGCTTACAAGGAAGTCGTCGTGAAGCAATCCGTTCCAGCTAGTAGCGTCGGCGCATCGGGTGATACCGCCGGCCTCATTAGCTGGGACACGAATTACATTTATATTTGCACTTCCAGCCACGACGGCAGCTCAAATGTTTGGAAGCGTGTCGCGTTGTCTGGGGGTGCGTTTTGATGCACCCGGAGTTTGAGAGATGCAAACCCCACATAGAAGCAGCCTTACAATATAGCGGCGGCACCCACGATATAATTGACATTTACGAGGGCTTGCACAACGGCACCATGCAACTATGGCCGGCAGAGAAAAGCTGTCTGGTTACTGAGATTATAAAATATCCAAAGAAAAAGGTGCTCAATGTTTTTCTTGGTGGGGGAGATCTCACGGAAATTTTGAGCATGCACGACGATGTTATATCTTGGGCAAAACAGCAAGGCTGCACGGCATTGAATATGACCGGGCGTTTTGGATGGAAAAAACCATTGGCTGAGTACGGTTGGAAGCCGCTGCACTCAAGCTACGCGAAGGAGATTTAAATGGGAAAAGGCGGATCAAGCACGAGCGTTGAGATACCGGCGTACATAGAAGACGCCGCAAAACGTAATCTAAATCGCGCTGACAAAATCAGCTCAATCGGATCGGTGCCTTTGTCATATGGCCCCAGTGTGGCGGCCTTTACGCCAATGCAGCAATCCTCGTTCGCTAACACCGCAAACGTGGCTGACGCGTTTGGTTTGGCGTCTCCGCAAGGCTTAGACATGTACGGCGGCTTAGGTGACCCCACAACTTACGCAAACGGACTTTCTGCGTACAGCGCCGCACCAATTTACGATCAAACCTTGGCGGCGTTCGGGGCTGCGCGTCCAGGTCAAAAGTCATACATTGACAGCTTTTTTATTGATCCGTTTACTGGCACGCCAGGCAGCAACGTCTTGCCAGAAATAAATTACATGTTAAGCGATGCGACAGATAATACCAACAATACTTCCACTTCTACTTCAACTAACAATAACGGCAGCGATACCACTACTACCTCCACAAACGTAATATCGACTGTCCCGGTGGATCAACAAACAGGCAACTTTTACCAGGACAACCAGCTCTACAACCCAGACATAGATTATTCTGACCCGTTTGTTGCCAGTAACAACCAAATAGTCGGTGTATTAGATCCGACTGACAGAAGTTTGCAAGTTGTTGAAGACGCATACGGAATAGACCCGAGTTTTTACACTGACAGCCCGATTTACTCTGCGTCTGACTTTCGTGTGGGCTCATCAGCCACCGGGACTGATTACACGCCTTACGTGGTAAGCGACAACGACAACGCGATGAGCCACTCCGAAATTATGGCAATGCATAACAACAACGCCGCGACAAACCAATTTGGCTCCACCGTTTCTGTTGGCTACGGCACGGGTCAGGTTGACCCTAGTTTGGCGGCGGCGGCTGGATACACCAACTCCCCAGCGCAAGGAGCGTTTGGGAACAACGCATCTGGCTCTAACTCAGTCGTGCAAAACATGGCAAACTTATCCACGCCAAACGACGGCACGTCTTACGTTGACGGCGTCTTAACATACGACAGCGACAACGACAGCGGCGGTGGTTCAAGCAGCTCAAGCAGTAGCGACGACGACGATTGCGTAATCGCAACGCACGCCGTGGCCGCTGGTGGATTTACGCCCAGAATGAAACGCGAGGCCGTCGTGTGGTGCATGCACAAATTGCACAATCGCTGGTGGGGCGAGGCCGTGCGCCGGGGCTATCGATACCTGGGCAAACGAAAGATTGAGCAAGGCAAAGCGCGTGAGCATTACGCAGAGTTCAAGCGTTACATTGATTTCGCATCAGGCAAGCGCAGAGATGTGCGCGGAGCTATAACATTTTCACTACGGACGGCGCAGTTTTTTGCTGTCGGTTTAATTAAGAGGAACGCATAATGGCCGGACAAGGATCAAAAGGCGGCGGAACCGTCCAGCAACCAATTGCAGCGCAACCAGTGACCACGCAGCCGCAAAGTTTACCAACCATGCCTGCCGGGTTTAACGTTAACCAGGCAGCCTCCACGGGCTTGCAAAATGCTTTGGGCGCAACTCAGGCAGCCGTCTCCGCCCCACTAAACGTCGGCGCGTATATGAACCCCTACCAGCAACAAGTAATAGACACCACGCAAGCCGACATTGAGCGCCAACGCCAGATGGCGATTAATAACATGGGCGCAGCCGCGACCCAAGCAAACGCGTTTGGAGGCTCAAGGCAGGGCATCGCCGAGGGCGTCACCAACGCGGAGTATGGCCGGGTCGCAGCAAATACGCTAGCACCGTTGAGGATGCAGGGTTATAACACCGCCATGAGCAACGCGTTTGCGGATCGTGGCGACAGATTGGGAGCTGCAAATCAGCTCGGGAATTTGGCTAACCAAGCGTTCACGACTGGCAGAACAATTAACCAAGACATGGCGTCGCAAGGATTAATGCAGCAAGGCTTACAGCAAGCTCTAATCGACGCGGCCAGGGGTGACTTTGCCCAGTATGCGTCATCCCCGACAGCCAGCTTAAATGCGCCACTGGCGGCGTTAGGCGCTGCGCCGACACCGCAATCTCAGACAACAACACAAAACCCGGGCATATTAGGCACGCTAGGCGCGTTGAAGTACATAGGGATGCCCTTCCCGTTTTAAGGTTTATTAATGCTTAATTTAAACAACAGAGACTTATTGGCACGCACGCTGGAGGCTGAGGCTGGCAACCAGGGTTCCGGCGGCATGCTGGCGGCTGGCTCTGTTATAATGAACCGCTTAAAAAACCCCGCTTACGGCAGCGAGCTGCACAGCGTTATTCTGCAACCCGGTCAGTTTTCAGCGTGGAACAGTTACACCGGGTATCAGGGCGGCATGGGCGGCATTAACATGTACCAAGTCACGCCCAGCTCCACCGCCTTTGAAGTTGCCGACCAATTGCTTGCCGGGGGATACACAGACCCGACGGGCGGCGCGATGCATTACTACAACCCAGACTTAGCGAACCCAACTTGGGGTCAGGCCAGCGGCGGCAAATGGAAAAAAATTGGGGATCATGTTTTTGGATTTCCAGGCGACAAAGACCCGTACAGGAGTACCACAATGGATGTAAACGATCAGCCTTTAAACGCGCAATCTATGCTGGGTCCAGTGAATACAGAAGCGCAAAAAATAGCGAATAAGCGACCACGACGAGGCTTGTTTGATTTTATAGGCAAGGCAGTCGGCGGCAGTTTTAATGGACTGAAGGGCGCGTTGAGCGGCGACGATCCAGACAAGTCAGACCGATTGGCAATTGCCCTTATGTCTTTGTCAGGCAACCCAACACAGTTAAAACCGCTTATGCAAATGGCGGCGAACGACATACAAGAGCGTAAAGATTTGCTTTTATTGAACAAAGGAAAAAATCAAACAGTCCAATATTTAACGAAGCTAGCAAACAACGGTGACGCGCTCGCGGCCAGCGCCTTAGAATTAGTGGAGTCAGCCGGGCCAGCCGAAGCGATTAAAAGTTACATTAACGCCAATAGTTCAAACGCCGCAAACAAAACTGGGGCGACTACGAAAGCTTATGATAACGGAACAACTTTAAGCATATTTCAAGATGGCTCAAGACAAGTCACTAGTCCAAGCGGAGAAATATTGACTGGGGCGGCCGCAGAAGAAGCCATAAAAGTGGCACAAGCTGACGAGGTTGATCAAGCGGGAAATACTGAGTTTAAAACTAAATCGGCGGCGGCAAAGGCCGGAATGGTTCAAACCACAATTGATAACATTCTAAACGTCAACAGTTCGCTACGCAATTACTCAAAAGCAAAAGATGCTTTACGGGAGGCAATAGCAAACAATCAAAATATTACTGGATTTGCAACTCAATATTTTCCAAATATTTCTGTTCAAGCTGCTGAACTTGAAAATGCCCGAAATGCACTTGGTTTAGACGTGATTGGGTCAGTTACATTTGGTGCGTTGTCAAAGGGTGAATTGGATTTGGCGTTATCTCAAGGATTGCCGACAGGACTTGAGGAGCCGAAGCTGCTTGAATTAATTGAGCGCCGCGAGATCGCGTTGGGCAAGTATAGAACTTCATTGCTTAACGCGGCGCGTATTATGGCAAACCCACAAAAAGACTACGAAGATTACTTAGATGAGTTAGAAAACTTAGAGACTAAACCAAACCCATACAAAGAAACGCCGCACGACGAGCTAATGAATTTAGTGGCAGAAGTACAAAGCGGCACATCCACATTACCTCCACAAAAGCGTCAAAACATTCTTGACGAGGCAAGGGAAAGGGCTGGCCTATGAGCACGGAAACCGAAGCAGAACAACTGCGCAATCTACTACAAGGGTCTGACGCTACCTCTGTTAAAAAAATTCCAGAAAATTACAAAGCAACTACGGCGACAAAACTTAAAACGGTTTTGCAAGGTTTAAGCTTTGGCAGCTCCGACGAAATAGAGGCGTTCGTGAGGTCGTTGGGTAAGCAAGATTACGACACCGTGCTACAATCAATAAGAAGCGATTTAAGCATGTTCCGCGAGGCAAATCCGTTGCAAGCGTTAGCCCTGGAAACTGGCGGCGCGGCCACGTCTGCTTTATTGACGGCTCCGTTTACTGGCGGTGCGTCCCTTCCGGCATCGGCTGCGCGGATGGCTATGGTTGGCGCGGCTGAGGGCGGCGCGTATGCGTTTAACACTGGCGAGGGTGGTTTCCAGGAAAGAATATCTCGCGTCCCTGGCGGAGCTGCCACGGGGGCTGTCGTAAACCCGGTCGCAGCCACGGCGCTGCGTAAAGGTGGAGATGGATTAAAAGCATTAGTGCGGTCAGCTCGCAACCTGGTGGGTCGTCGAGGCTCAACCATTGTTAATAACGAAATACAACGCCTGGTGAATAAGCTGCAAAAAACACCAGAGGAAATCGTTCAAGACATAATGGACGGCAGAATACTGGTTGAAAATAAAACCCTGGCGGCAGCCGTCAAAGCTCTACGGGCGCAAGGCGGCGAGGCTGGTGATTTAATAAACACCACGTTGACTAATCGCCCGTCGCAAACGAGAAAGCGAGCGGCAGACGAGATCGACACGGCGTTGGGCGGTGACGGGCAGTTGCAAGTAGCAAGAAATCAAGCAAACAAGCAAGCCGTCCGCGAAGCCGAAAACGTAGCTTACGCACCATTTAAAACGGGTGAAGTTAACGACGAGGTTTTTGGTGAGTTAGTTCTGGCCTTAGAGGCTGTCCCGGCCGCCAGAAAATCTTTATTGGAAAAATTCCAGACAAGGGTAAACGACCCAAATTACGAGCCATTGTTTAAAATGAAAGACGGTAAATTACAATTTTTACGCAGACCAAACCCAGAGGAGGCCGAGGTCGTCAGGCGCAGTTTAGACGCGGCGGCAAGTAAAAAGTTTGCGAAGCCGGGCGGCGGTTTTGTCGCCTCAGACATAGCAGAAATTGCAAACGACGTGCGAACCGCAATTGACGCAAATATTCCAGACTTAGCCTCGGCCAGAATGCAAGCCAAACTTGCCAGGGATAACTTTGACGCGTTTGACGCCGGAAGAAAAGCTTTTACTGGTAGTGCCGATGAAAAAATCCTTCAATTGCAAGATTTATTTGAGGCCGGAAACGAAGACGCAATTAACGCCTTTAGATCCGGCATGCTGTCATCAATTCAAGCCAGATTAAAAAGTGGAAACCGGGCGAGCTTCATCAAAAATTTAGGTGACGATGAGCAAGGCATGAACGAGCTGCTACGCATGGCGTTACCTGATGAGACAATAGAAAGCGTTATGAAAAAGTTAGACATAGCGACAGAAAGTAACGCCGCCAAATCCGCAATTATGGATAGGACTAACACCGCCGAGACCCTGATAGAAAACTCTAATTTTGGAACTAGACTTGGCGCGAACACATTAATGCAACTGCAAATGAATGACCCGAGGGCGCTGGGCGACATAGCTCGCAGCATCGTAAAAATGTTTGGTCGTGATTTAACTGACGCCGAGAACTTACGCGTCGCAAAAATCTTAGTAAGCGAAGATCCAGAGCTTGTTAAGTCTGCGGTTACTGACACGGGCGCACTGAAACGCCTGGAGAGCATGGTGAACGGCATAATCAATTTATCAACAAACGCGGCACGGCCAGCGGTAGTGCTTCCGGCGTCACGCATGGCGGCTGACGAAACAGGACGAAACGTATCAGGCATATTAGATATGATGGGACCGAGGTAATGGAATTAAAACCTAAAAGCAGAGAAGAAATCCAAGGTATTGTCACTGACGCCATTCAAAACGCGGTGGACTTCGTGGAGAGCGAAATAACCGACATAAGGGTTAAATCTCAGCGTTACATGGATGGCGAGGTAGACATAGGCCACGAGGAAGGCAGATCCAAGGTTACCAGCACGAAGGTCCGAGACACGGTGCGTGCCGTCAAGCCCAGCATCATGCGGGTGTTTCTCAGTACGGGCAAGCCAGTGGAATACGTCCCGAAAGGCCCGGAGGACGTCGCCCTGGCAGAGCAAGCAACTAATTACATGCACCACGAGTTTTCCCGGCTAAACGGCTACAAGTTGCTCAACGACGCAATCCACGACGCCCTCGTCAAAAAACAAGGCGTTCTGAAGGCGTATTACAAAAACTACCCAAAAGCTAAAATCTACACCTTTACCGACCTCACTGAGGATGAGCTGTCCCTACTCACGTCAGATTCAGATGTGACAGTCCTGGAGCAGACAATGGAAATGCGCATGGAAATGGACGAGTTTGGCATGGACATTGAGGCTCCAATATTTAGCGTTAAAATCAGCCGGACTGAAATGAAGGGCGACCTATGCCTGGAAAGCGTCCCACCGGAGGAAATATTTGTAAACCGAGACGCCCGGACAATGGACGACGCCTACGTGGTTGCGCACCGCACCGAGATGCGTGCCGGGGACGTTATTGCGATGGGTTTTGACCCGGAGATCGTCACTAACCTAGATAGCTATTCCAGTGGTTCAGACATGACAAACGTCGAGGCTTTCGCCAGGAACGGCTACGACGACGACTTTGACGACGAAAGCTCCGAAGACCCCACCATGAAAAACGTCACGATTACCGAGGCCTACATGCGTGTAGACGCGGACGGCTCCGGCGTGCCAGTCTTACATAAATTTATCTGCGGCGGGTCAAAGTATGAGTTGCTGGATTTTGAGCCTTGCGATGAGGTGCCGCTGGTCAAGCTGGAGGTCGACCCGGAGCCGCATTCGTTTTACGGCAATTCCATAGCCGAAATGATTTGCGATGATCAGGACGCCGCCACAGCGATCCTCCGGGGCATCCTGGATAACGTGGCTCTAACCAACAACCCGCGCATAGGCTTTGTTGAGGGTCAGGCAGACGTCGGCGATTTAATGAATAATGAAATTGGCGCTTTGGTTAGGATGCGCCAACCCGGCGCGGTGCAAGAGTTGTCGGTGCCGTTTGTCGCCGGACAGACACTGAGCGCCCTCACCTACATGGACAAGCTCGTGGAGCAAAAGACGGGCGTCACGCAGAACATAGCGTTAAACCCAGACATGTTGCAGTCAACCACAAAGGCAGCCGTCACGGCGTCAGTGGAGGCCGCAGCGGGTCAAGTCGAGGTCATGGTCAGAAATTTATCTGAGGGGCTCAAGGATCTATTTAGGCTCATGTTGCGCATCGTACACAAGAACGTCGACGAGGAGCGCATGATGCGTTTAAACGGTATGTTTGTGCCCGTAGACCCTCGGGTCTGGGACAGCAGCATGGACATAAGTGTAAATGTCGGCTTAGGGACCGGGCGTGAGGATGAACGCGTGGCGGCCCTACAGCAGGCCTTGACTATGCAGACACAAATTTACCAGCAGTACGGCCCCATGAACGGATTGGTGAGCCTGACAAACATTAGAAACACGGTCACCGATATGATGGCCGCCGCCGGGGTTCGCAACTCAGACAGATACTTTGCGCCAATTAACCAAGAAATCGAAGCGCAGATGCTACAGATGCAACAGCAACAGCAAGCGCAAATGACCCAAAACCAGCCAGATCCAAACGCGGCATATCTCCAGGCTGAGGCTATGAAGGCGCAAGGCAAGATGCAATCTGACATGATGAAACTGCAACTAGACGCGCAGAAAGCAGCCGCAGAGGATGATTTGAAGCGTGATCAAATGGCGCAAGATCTGCTGGTTGATGCAGCAAAAGTTGCTGGTCAGTACGGAACTGCGGTAGATGTAGCAAGAGTGAAAGCAGAGCAAGACAAAGTCAGAACCATTGCAGGGATTGCCCAGGGACAATGACGACAGACGTAAGATTGACGGCCGAAGAGGCCCAGAGATTAAAAAACGACACCGCCTTCCAGCAGTTCGTTAGGAATGTTCGTGAACAACAAAAAGAGGTGTTTGCGACTAGTGGATCTCAAGATATTGAAATCCGCGAAGAGGCGCACGGAATAATTCGTGCATTACAGGCGATTGAAATCCATCTTGACGCGGCGATTGACGCAGAGAGATTTCTAACTGAAAGGAACTAGCACCGTGAACGATGCGACTAGTGATATTATGTCTGCCGTCGAGCAGATAATACAACTACCAGATACTAATGCAGATAATGTACAAGTATCAGATACTAAGTCTGAAGAGCCAACAAAAACTACTGAGGCGGCACCCGAGCAAACTCAAGAGGTTGAGAGCGAAGACCAAACAGAAGTTGAGGCAGAAACAGACACGCAGTCTGACGACCTAGAGTTGGAGGACGGCGATTTTGATGACATAGACCTAGCCGAGGAAGTTACTGCGTCAGACACGCTCATCCCCGTTAAGATTAACGGCAAAGAAGAGCAGTGGACCCTTGACCAATTGAAACAATCTGCGGCGGGCCAGGGTTACATCAACCAAAGGATGCAAGACGTTGCAAAGCTTGAGAAAAACTACAAAGCGCAAAGTCAGGCATTAGCCCAGCAGCAACAACAGGTGCAGGCGTTTATAGAAAATATCCAGCAAACTGGCATGGAACCTCCGGCCGAATTGAATCAGTCCGATTTTCAGAATGATCCGATTGGCTACATGGAGCGGAAAATGCAGTACGACGAAGCCAAAAAAGCTTACGACACCAAGGTGGCTCAGGTGCATCAAATGCGCCAGCAGCAGACAGCAATCCAGGAACAGCAAGTGCAAGAGTACACCGCACAACAGGCTCAACTCCTGGCTGAACGTCTCCCGGCCATTGTGGACCCCAAAAAGGGTGAAGCAATAAAAAAGGGTCTCATGGAAGTAGGCAACCACTACGGCTTCACAGAGCAAGAGTTAAGCAGCGTGAAGGACCATCGTTACATTTTGGCGATGCACGACGCGATGCGATACCGACAGCTCGTCGAAAAACGTGGCAAGGCGACCTCAACCAACGAGAGCTTACCAAACGTCACCGCTGGAGCAAAAAAACGCCCAAATCAGGGAAAGGCTGCGGCTCGCAAGAAAGCGGAAGCACGCTTCAAAAAAACCGGGTCGGTCGAAGATGCGATCAACCTAATTTTAAAATAGATCAGTCATTGAAAGGAAAAAATCATGGCTCAACCTACCAACACGTTTGACAGTTATGACTATGCAAATAGTATAGCTGAAGATATTTCCTCCGTCATCTATAACGTGACTCCATTTGAAACTCCATTTATGACGCGCACGCCAAAAACATCGGCGTCTAGCACGTTACACGAATGGTTAACCTCGTCTTTGCGTGCGAGCACAACAAATGCTCACATTGAAGGTGATGACACAACGGCAGAAGCGAGAACCCAAGAGTCCAGATTATCAAATCGAACTCAAATTTTCAAAAATGCCGTGACCATAGCCGATACTGATGCAGGCCTTAATAATATAGGCAAAACGCGTCAAATGGCATATAATTTGATAAACGTAGCACGCGAGCAAAAACTTGATATAGAGAAGGCGCTTTTTGCAAATAACGCAAAAGTGACCGGGTCAGCATCTGCCGCTCGTGAGTTAGCCGGAGCGCCAGCCTGGTTAATTACCAACGTGGATTTTCAGTCTGGCAACTCAGGCGCAAATCCAACTGGTGACGGCTCTGATGCGCGTACTGATGACGGTACTGCGACGGCGTTTACGCAAACCAAATTTGATGCAGTGATGCAGTCAATCTGGGAAAATGGCGGGACACCGGGCACTTGCTACCTCAGCGCGTTTCAAATGACTAAGGCGTTGGCATTTACTGGTAATAACAACCAGCGTGCAAACGTCGTGGCAAACGATGAGCGTGTGGTAAATAGTCTCTCGGTGTACCTGACTCCGTGGGGCCAGGTAGCTTTCCAGCCAGCGCGTGAGAACCGCTCAAAAGACGTTTTCATAATGCAGGATGACATGTGGGAAATCGCAACATTGCGACCAACCAAGAACGTCGCATTGGCGAAAACAGGCGATTCCGAGAAGCGTCAAATCACGACTGAGCTGACCCTTGTTTGTAAAAACGAAAAAGCGTCAGGCATTATCGCGGACAACACCACGTCATAACAATTGTTGGGGGTGGGTAACTGCCCCCAATATATACAATTACCAGATACTCTGGAGGTATTATGCGAGTAAAAATAAAAGCAAGACGGATGGCTACGTCAAAAGGTTTTATCGGCCAAGATGAAATCGTTGATTTGCCTGACGCAGAAGTAAAAAAAATCATGGTGCTACAGCCGCACATTGTAGAGATTTTAGAAGCGGAAGCCCCAGCGTTTAAAAGCAATGCCGCAAAGAAACCAACCAAGAAACGAGCCAGAAACGCAAATGGCACCTTGAAGGCTGACGATCCATCAACTCCTGATGTTAATGAGGCTTACGAAGATGGCTAAGGGTGTAAAACATTATTTCCGGGACGGCACAGAGCACAAGGGCTCCATGCATAAAATGCCAAATGGTGAAGTTCACTCTGGCGCTCGTCATACAAAAAACAGCAAGCGATTGATGCATTTTAAAGACCTCAGCGCGACTGCAAAAAAGAAAGCTAAGAAATGACCGACAGAGATAAAGTTTCAGAGCAATTATTTATCGACGACGATCAAGTTGTATTGAAACACACCTTTGACGCGACTGGCATGCTTAAAGACGCGGAGTATGGCCGGGAGAAGGCACCCAACGACTTTGGGTCTGACTATAAGCATGTGGGTGACATACACCCCGCCCTGTTAAACAACTGGCTCCAGGAGGCTGGCGTGGCGTGGACCGACAGTGATGCTGTCAAAGATGTTATCAAACGTAAATTAATGGATGGCGAGTTTGCCAAGCTACGCAATTGGGAGGGTTCCTGGTGAGCGACGATAAACGCACGGTCGCCTCAGCGCACAGCCGCATTGATGGCATTGACATGAACATGATCGAATTACGCACAGAGCAACGCATACAATTTAAAGATCTGTACAACCGAGTAAAACGCACAGAGCAAATCCTCTGGGCTGCCGCAGGGTCTATCATCGCGTTGCTTATAGCGGTGTTAATGAAGGTGGGGTAGTGCCTTGCCAATTCTCGAGAGCATAGCGGCGGCAAATGCGGCTTATTCTGTCATAAAATCGGCTCTTACCGCTGGGAGGGAAACCGCTGGACTTATTGGCGCCGTAGGAAAATTTCTTG